AATGCATCCAGAATTTATTAAGAAGTTGGATCATTTGCGTGAGATTTGCGGTTTTCCGTTTATTATCACTAGCGGCTATAGGTCACCTAATCACTCTTTAGAGCGCTCTAAGCCAAATGGTGGCGGTAGTCACACTAAAGGCATTGCTGCCGACATACGAGCTTCTGGAGGCTCTCAGAGGTATCAAATACAAAAGCATGCATACGCTTTAGGTTTTACTGGTATTGGTCAGCATAAATCCTTTATTCATTTAGATATTAGAGACACAAAGCCTGTTGCTTGGCCCTATTAATTTAAATATAACTAATGTTATACTTTGGGTGCGCTATTTGGCGTAAACTTTTTTCAATTGTTTCTTTTTGCCTTGCTTATTGCGGGGTTTTTTTTGGTAACGCAAATGATAGAATTTATGGTTATTGGGCTTCCGCGCTCAAGAACAACATGGATGTCTAACTGGCTAACCACTACAGGTACTTTTTGCCTGCACGATTCTCTTTCTCAATATACTTTGTCAGAATTAAACCAGTACACTTGCAAAAAGACGTTCGGAGTTTCGGATACTGCCATTTATCAAGCAATGAAAGGCAGCATAAATTCACATCCAGCTAAAAAGCTAATTATTCATAGGCCCATTGATGAAATTAACGCATCACTAGGCCGTCATCAAGTTTCTCAGTCAGATGCAGACGCTTTGCACGACATAAAAGGCATGCATGTAGACTTTAAAGACATAAATAGGATGGGTAAGCGCATTTGGATGCACTTAATAGGCGATGGATTCGACTCTGAAAGGTTTAATGAGTTAACGCTGATGAATGTTCAGCCTCACTTTGACGGTCTTCAGCCGATGAATCAGGCTAAAATACAATCTTGGCTATCTGGAAACTAAAAATGCCCCGAAAGGCATCATGATAAATCTTCTTTTGCTACTGCAAACAATCCTGCGATTACTACTACTAACATAATTAACATCTGGGCCTCCTATTCATGGAAGCGCATTATAAATACTATCGTTTATGATTTGAAATGATGGTTTAACATGGAATGTATATCATAAATGGTATGCTCACTGTAGTTACCATTTTTATGCGACCGTAATCTGTTACGGTACCAAATGTCAGATTTTTAACCCGTCATAATTGTCGTGTAAGATAACTTGTGGTTATTAAAACGTCATAATTGTCGTGTATTTGATCAATATACGAAACAATGTACATTATAAGATGCATTACAGCATCTAAAGTCTTAAAGAGTAGCACGATGCTACTCACCAAAGTATTTAAGTTTCTTTTTCATTACTATTCCTTTTGCGCCTAGAATAAACTGTCAGCGACAAGCTAAAACATAGCCATTGCAACACTATGTCTGTATTTTCCCAAGGCTTAAAACTACCGCCATTTGTAAAAAGGTTAGGCAGCCAAAACCACCAGTTTCGGCCAAAACGCGGCCTGCTTTTAGCGTCTAGCTCCCACTGTTCAAACTCAACGCCTTTGCTGCTGCCAGAAACAATTAAGTTTATAAATATGTAATCGGTAATCTGCATTACTATTCCTCCATATCAAACTCAAATGCTTCATCAAAGCCATTCATTATGTATTCAGCAATGCAGTTTGTTATTGTATATTCATCAGGGGTATCGGTATGCTTGTGCGCCCTGTTCCACCCTGCGTCTATTCCTTCCTCAACTATCCGCTCTATAAGCGGGTACATTTTAATTTTCATCACGATATTTTAACTTATTTTCCATTGCTCTGTTGGACACATAGATATCCCCTTTAAAAAGTAGTCCGTTGTCACCACCAGTGGACTAGGCTGGCTCAAAAGGATGCGGGGACACCCTTGGCTTAATAAATAATTATCTCATAGGCAATGAAGCCAAAAAGACAAAAGTAAACTACTGCAAAATAAACCCGCTTGATAACAATGTCTGACATTAACCATGACTTTAAATTATGCCATGCCAAACTTTTATCTTTATTCTTTTCTGCATTTTGAAATATTGCGTCAAAGTTATTAGCAAACTTGTCGCTGCTAACTGACATTGGACGCGCCTTATCTCCCTTACCGCTCATAAATCACCTGCAATTTACAGTGCCAAGTAAATCTTTTCTGCACACAATTCCGGTATTGCTTCTAGTGTTGCCTAATACATCGGTGCGCCAAGTAGTTCCATCAGAGCCTCGAGTAGTTCCTAGAACATCTGTTCGATAGGTAATGCCAGTAGATGATCGGGTAGTGCCTAATACATCGGTGCGCCAAGTAGTACCTGTCATGCTGTCTCTGGTGGTTCCCAGAACATCGGTACGCAAAGTCCCAGATTGGGATGCCCCGCAAGAATATTGAATGTTGCCTAAAGCGTTAGTTCTATATGAGCATGAAGCATCTGCTGTAAGGCTAAAAATAAGTAGACCTGAAACTGCAAACGCTAACCCGTATGCTTTCCAGTTTATTTTTTTCTCGTCAATATACTGATCAGCTATTTTATTTGCTTCTTTAATAATTATTTTTGCTTGGCTTGTCTTTTTCATATTGGTTATCCCGTTTTTGTGTGTTTTATTTCCGATCAAAATACCACTATATATTGATTAAATCAACATTATTAATGTATTTCTCCTATTCTCCACTCTTGCTCCTTAATCTGTTCTTTAAGGTTTCTAGCAAATTGGATCACTTCCTCTCTATTAAATTTTGGTGAAGACCTCCAAGCCAGACGCTGCATTGCCCTTATCCTTCTTGGGCCGTACATATCTTCCATGTATATGCGATAAGCTTCTTGGATTTTTGTTGTTTTCATGCCGAACATATTGCAGCCCGCACATTGCGGATTTATGTTTTCTTCAAATAGCTTAAATACCGAATGTCGGCGGCTGTAAAAATGCCCACCTTGCATGTTCTTGTAGTGGTCTATTTTGCCGCAGGTGACGCACTGGCAGTATCCGTGATCATCGCTTGCCTTTAGCCTTACAAGTCGCTGCAAAAGCTTTGCGGCCTTATCTACTTCTTGAGCGATAGTAGACTTCTTACGCTTGGCCATATTCTTCCTCTTCCAGCGTTTCAATAAGCTTATCTAAGTACCATCGGCACTTCTGCAAGTCCTGTATCGGGTTTTCCTTCGCCTCATACCTCCACAAGTATTTCTGGCAGTTGCCTTTCAGGTAACCGTGAAACGCATAAGAAGCCATTGATTCCTCAATTGCATCAATACACTCAATCCCACCACTTGCATAATGGTCTGGGTTATTTACTGCATCTGGCTCATCAAAATCAAAAATACTTGTGTTTATTTCAAACATTTCGTCTATTACTTGATCTATCCGTTCATTGTCATCAAAATCAATTGGTGGGTGTTCCTGCCTAAGTCTTTGCCAGTGGCTTTTATCAGCTTTATTTATCAATGTATTTCCTCCAACGGGACTGTAAGTTCTTCAGGGTTGTCAAGGTTGCAGCGAGGGCACATACCATAAGCGCAATCGTCAGAACCAAGCCAGTATTCAAGAGGTAGACCGCATTCACAGTGCATCTTTTTGACTTTGATGCCGTGCATCGGAAATTCAATTACTTTGCTCATGTTTCCACCTTTATTTTTACTCTAGAGTCTTCACCGTTTTCTTTATGGTATACAACAGCCGTCATAGAACGCTCCGCACCGTATCCTGAATCTGAGTGCCATTGATCCGTAGCAGTAAGGCTACCCCAATGCTCAAAATGCATAGAGCCTACCTCTCTGGCCGTGTGATGATGTATATGACCTAGGTGACAGTATCTATTCTTAGACTGGCTCCATTCGTCATCGAGATTCTTAATAACTGCCTGCAATATCTGTTCGTGCTTCATGCGATCACCGTGATGGAAGACAAACAGATTATTGTGCCACTGGTAGTGAATAAACTTTGAGTAGTTTGGTAGGACGTTAACGCGGGTTTCATTGCTATACAAAAGCTCAAGACAGCTAGATAGGTGGCAAGCCATATCAGAATCATGATTGCCCCTAACATTAATAACTACTACCTCACCATGAACCTCAAGCATCTTATCTATCAACACCTGAAACAATCTACCAGCCAATTTGAAGGTCTTGCCTATGCGAGTATCGACATCGACCGGCGTTCCTTTGGTGGTGGTATTGGCGCTGCTGTCGGCATGAAAAAAGTCGCCAACATTGAGCAGTACGCCAGTGTGAGCATCCCCAACCCTGTTAGCCAATCTGTCAGTAGCATCAATCAATATCTGAGTTGCTATCTTTACGTCCCAGTCATCGTCATCAATCT